TGCCTATGTCGATAAACTTGAAGTTGTGTCGACTTCCGCCACAAAGCTCTATATAACAGAAGACGCGTGGCAAAACAATATGTTTAATTTCAGTATACATGGAACGAGATTGCGCGGACATGTTGACCGTCTGAAATTAGCCTCCTCCAGGGTTTATAATCGCCTTTGGTCAGTGACCCCAGAACCAATAGATATCACTCTCGAGGTAAATTCTGTTGGTTATAACTTCTCAGAAATCCGCTACCTTTGGTATGTTTTTTCAGAATCACCGCTTTACACAAAGGATAAACTTGAAATATCACCTTTTATCGACGGGATGTATTATATTGTCGTGCCGTTTATAGGCAAGCCTTATGATGTAAGTTACAAATTTGCGTCGGGGTCAACCACTTATCAGTTTGACGCTAGTGTCTTAGAGGACTTGGAAAACAGTGCATATATAGTAAATAAATTCTATACTGCTGTTCCGCCGACCGGAACATTTTTTAGCTATAACCAGTCAACAAACACCATTACTTTTTCCGCCAAGGGAGGCAAACCCTTTACTTTTGCCTTTACAAGATTTGCCGAGGGCCAAGAGCAATGGGTTGCTACTCTTATGACGTCCTCCGGCGCAGACTGGGAGAACCCGTCAACCATACCGGCCACAATGGGGCTGGTTAATAATACGCGTGTAACGGCTTCGCTTTCTCCAAAAAATATCAGAAACAGGCAGCTTGAAAGTAAAATGTACACCGCGCCGTATAACTATTCTGAGGTTGGGTTTGGCAACGCACGCTTACCCGTATACAACGAATGGTTAACCCCCGGAGACGACATTGACGCTCAATATTTTATAGCCCCCTCCGCTGCGGGAATGTATTGTCTGCTGATGTACCCGAAGAGCTACAATAACAATTTATCGAGAGTTAAAACAATAAGCGTTCCCGCCTCTCAATCGGCTACCGTTCGGAGGGACGTTGAAAATACCTATCTTGCGGCCAATGGTGAGCGCCTCAACAATCAACTAGTAAGCGGCATTGCTAAGATGGTCGCTGGAGTATCCGTCGCCCTTGGCTCGCAAGGTGCGTTAACCCCTGTCGGCCGCGGCGTTTTTGCTTCAGGCTTGAACGATTTTCGCAATTACAATAAAACGAAGCAAGACATGGCCAATGCCCCGGATACCATGACTTTAAATGGAAATACCGCTGATATAATGCTATCGGATAGTCAGTTACCCTACACTATAAATTATATTCCAGCAAATGACGACAGTGAGCGCCTATATTCCTATTTCTATACCTACGGCTATACCATCAACGAATGGCAGGAGAAAACGCACGCCACTTTAAGGAGCCGTTACTATTTCGACTATTATCTCATGGCGGATGACGTACACGTCGATATCGACGATAGCAACACAGCCCGGCAACAAATGCAAGAAGACTTGCAAAAAGGCGTTACGTTCTGGCATTGGAATCCGACAAATAACGACATTCAGCACAGGTACGAAAATTTGGAAATGTCAATATATCAATCGCAACAGTAGGAGGTGTTAAATTGTCAAAGAGCAGAAATATACTGGAGTATACCCCCGCCGAGTGGGGCGATATAGAAGCGAAAAATATATATTTTCGCAATTACTCCGAAATGGGAATTATGCGCATAGGCGGGACGTTTAACATCCCCACACTGTCCACCACCCTGCTGGAGCGCGCGTGCTTTTACTACGGCGCCTGCGCCGTCGTAGAAACGCCTGAATATGGCTGGGTTACTTTGCCAGTCGTGCCAGCCGGAGAGCTGGGCGTGTATTTTGTTCCGCGCCGTTGGCGCGCCATAGGGCGAGGGTTAAGCTATGAATTTATTGCCGAACCGTTCGGGACAATACAAAATTATAACGGGGTTGTGATACTTAATGACAGCTTAGCGTCAAGAGATGTTCTAACCGTTTATTATTATACCAAAAAGATGGCGGAAGTGTCAAGTGTTATTGACAATAGATTAAAGGCACATATGGCTCCGTTCCTTGTTCGGGGTGTAAAGCAACAGGCTCTGTCCATTGATAATATTGTTAATAAAACATTACATGGCGAAAATTTCATTGTAGTAGATGAAGAAAAGTACGGAGACGCAAAAATTGAGCTCTTAACCCCGCAGACGGAGTTTATAATCGACCGACTGAGGGACTACATGGAATGCTTACGCAACGACTGTCGCACCTTTCTTGGCATACGCTCGACAGCTATCAAGAAGAAAGAACGTGCCGTCGTAGACGAAATTAACGCGGAAGCGGATGAGGCTGAGAACGGCCATATAATGGACATGTTCGCAATGCGCCAGAGAGGCGCGGAGCTTCTGGAAAAGCTTGGAGTGGAGTATAAGCCGGAAATAAGAGGCGAACGGGAGGAGGGTGAAAATGATGGAGTACGTTCGGACGCGATACACGAGGACGCTAGCGGAACTGATGGAGGAAGATAATTTCCAGTTGTTTGATTTTGATTACACTTTTCCGGAAGAGCACAAAGCGGAAATGGAAAATTATGTAATTAACTGGTTCAGTGAAGATGAGATAGGGGCAGAAACGCCATCAGCCTTTAAGCGGATGTTTATTCCTCTTTTCATGAAGCACATCCCGCTGTGCGCCCAAATGGTCGAGATGTACGACAGTCAAACTGATTTTGATTATACTCGAAAAGAAGAGTATCGCGACATTTTAAGTATAGATTTGTCGGAAAATGTTGGCGTAAAAGGGAGTGGGAAAACCGATTCTCACGCGGAGAACAAACTGACGGAGCAAGACACGCCCGTTAATCCAATAGGGGCTAACGAGCAATACGCCTCCTTTAAGTCTGCCACCAATTCTAACGGAGACAGTACAACCACCTCCTCTAAAGAGGAGAGTCGCACCAAACAGGACACACACACCAATTACGGCGAAAAATATTATCAAGATAAGAATTTTACCGAGATAATGAGAATTATTGAAGAAAATTGGCAGAATCCGTACGGGTGGCTTTGTGAAAAGTTGGCTCCCTGCTTTCTTTCATTAATGTTATAAGGAGGAAAAATAATGGCTAGGGTTTGGAATAATGTTACAAATTTAGAATTGTTGAAAAATCGAACGATTCTTCAGCTTTTAAAAAATCAGGATGACTTGTTAAAAGAGTTTGCGCTAGAGATTGACCGAATTGAGGGAGTGGCTAATACCGCGGTTGGCACAGCCAACAACGCGTTGAGCGTGGCAACGACCGCCCGGGCTGAAAGTACAGCGGCCCTCCAGACGGCGCAGGCGGCAAACTCTAAATCGGACGAGGCCAAAGCGGACGCGGCTGCCGCCAAAACAGCGGCACAGAACGCGGCTAATGCTGCGGTTGCCGCCCAAGGTTCGGCTGCTGCCGCTGAAAATTCCGCCGGTCAAGCGGCCAATTCTGCCGCCGCTGCCGCCGCGGACGCGGCTAAAGTAAATCAACTAGAGACAAAGGTCAACAAAAATACCAGCGACATTTCGACAATTAACGAAGATTTGGCAACATCTCGGCTGGATATCGACGCTATCGAGGCGCGCGAAGCCGGCTACGGAAAAAGTCTGTCAATAAGTGGTAATTCACTTTCCCTCATGCATGACAGTAATATACTGTCAACAATTACCATTCCCGGCGGGGGTTCAGAAATCGTTGCGCGCCCTTTGACCGGCTGGAAAGTTCAAAACCAGACCACCTCACTAGATATCAAAAACGCATATTATGTTCCAATATCTGACAATATCTGGTACGTGTGCGGTAAACTACTGCACCCAACCCCGCTTAGTGGCAACGTCGGAGTACGGATTATCCCCCCCGACACGTGGGGCACGCCAGCACTTGTGATTGGTGAAGTCGCGATCGGAAAGACCACCGCCTACTCGCGTACACTCCCAATCATCTCGCAACCCTCGGGCACGAGTGCAGATGTTATTGGTGTTGTTCCTACGCCGGCTGTGCCGGGTGGTTTGGTAAACTACGATAGTGAGAGCTTGAATAGTTTTTTCTTTATGGCGATTAGAAACGCGGGGGTATAATGTTAGATTTAGTACCCAAAGACAGCGACTTCTACCATAATTTAACATTTCACAAAAGGTGCCAGCAACCCTATAGCCTGATTACCGGCGGCCGTGGTGTTGGAAAAACTTACCAGGTAAAGTGCGAGGCGTTCAATGCGCTTAAGAGAGGTAAGGAATTTCTTTATGTTCGCCGCACAAAGGAAGAAATTGACAATAAGGCGTTCTCCGACTGGTGTGACGATTTGTCACAATTAAGCGGTAAGAACATAAGTATTATTTTAAACGGCCATGAAATTATTGTCAAGGAAAATGGCGAAAACGCTAAGCGACTGGGGTGGGCCTATGCGCTCACCCAGTCCAATCAGGCGAGGGGCTACAATTTCCAGAATGTGGATTTTATATTATATGATGAGTTTCTGCCGGAATTAACAAAATATAGGAGATTCTACGCAGGCGAGGTCAACGACTTGCGCAGCATTGTCTCTACCTTTTTCCGCCACAGACAGGCTAAGGTCTATATGCTTTCAAATCTTACCAGCGCAGTTAATCCATATTATAATGCGTTTAAGTTAATTAACATTAACTGGCCGGGACTAACATTAACAAAAGAGGCTTGTCTTGAAATTATTCCGCCGCTCGGAATAAACGAATATTACAAAGAAAAGGTAAATTATGTAAAGAATACATATGACGAGGATTATCGCCTTTATTTAGAGGGTAAGGCCCTGTTGGAAAATAGGGGCAAACTTGAAAATGGTAAAATACCCGCTAAAGCGCGATACTTAGGCCGTATCGACTACCTCGGCCAGTCCCTTGGCTTTTTTATCGGCCCACATGGGGAGGCCATATATCTTGGTAAAGGAGAGCCGTCTGACAAGCGTGTCTTTGTTTTAGACAATTCTGACATTAAAGCTAACACATTATTAATAAAAAGGAGTAACGATAGCTACCTTTTCAAGTTGCTTTGCCAATATTACCGTGCTGGGAAAGTTGTTTCAAAGTCGCCGGAACGTGAAATGTTGTTTTGCGAGATAGCGGACAGACTTCATTTTTATTAATAATTTATTCATACAAACTTAATACTTTTGTAATTGACAAAATACAAAAGCGTGATATAATTAAGGCATAAAGAGAAAGGAGATAAACAAAGAAATATGAATTATAAAGTGTATTCTGTCTACATACCCAGCAAAAAAGCCCGCTTGAAATATTTCACGAGCAAAAAAAGAGCCGTAGCCGCTGCTAAGCTGTGGTACGACAAAAGTCCGCTTCTTAGAGTTGTGGTTGAAGAGTACAATATTGACAACATATATTCAGATGATGATTTAATTAACTCACTCAATATACTATTTAAGGACATACAGATGGAGATTGCGGATAAAAATATTGTCTTTTGGACGGGAGGTATAGAATGAATTACCGGGTGTTTAAGGTTGTCGGAAATTATCACATTCCGAAAGGCACTTATTCAGAGTTAGGTACTGCTTTTGAAAAGGCAAAAGAGTGTCTTAAGGAACCAATGAAAATATATTCTATGATTAAAGGATATGACGACTATGGCAGTAAACTTGAAATTGTTTTTTACTGTGACGACGACAAGCTTAAAATTGATGGGGAGGATGCAATAAATGGATAGATTTGAATTTGTTGTAAATGATAAACTGTATACGCTGGAAACTCAAGCTGACGTATTAATAATAATAACGTTTATTTTGGAAGATGAAGAAATAACTGTTATTGACAGAAATAAACAAACTGCACAAACCCATTATGGGAGTTGGTTTATTGACAAAATACTAGAGTGGTTAAAACGCTCTGCCTTATTACCCGTAGTTAAATTCTCTAATATACTGGAGGAAATAACAGATGAATCGATATGAATTTATAGTTAATGACGACCTTATTTTAATAGAACATCCTTTGGACATGTTAAGCCTCTTTGACCAAATGATAGGAGATGAAAAGGTCATTATAATTGACCGAAACTATAGAAAATCTTACTCCACACATGGCGCAACAATAATGCGCGCGATTATTCTATGGCTGAACGATAGCCAAGCAATGGGTGTAGATGACTTTTTTAACTCGTTAAAGGAGGTTTTAAATTGAAACAAATACTAAAAAATAGTATAATGGTCCGCGAATATGATGCTGAGGAATGGGGTGCCGCGAATCCAGATAAAATAATGGGCCATTTTTATTATGACGAATGCGGTAATTACACCTTTACTGTTTGGGATGACAAGGAAGATGTTATAATTGAGGTATCAACAGCCAAAAGCTGATGATATAGCCCGCTTTTAGGGGCCGCTGGTGTGATTGATGGGATGTCATGGCCAAAAGCCACCCGTTAGAGCGCACGGCTTGACCGCCGGACACTATGTCCCTATAAGCCGGCATTTATAAAAAAGAAAGGATGATGTAAATTGAGCAAGCTAAAGTTTTTCAAAAGCTGGGTGTCATGGGAATTAATGACCGCACACCTACAGCACTATTATGGCGTCCCCCCTGCGGCAGCCGAACTGGCGTTTGAAAATAATAAGCCCTTTATGGACAAAAATGGGAATTTTATCTTTAGAATTTACTACAGGCGCGACCACAAAAATTATCAGTTGTTTAGAAAGGAAGTTGAAAAAGATTATGCTCAACAAAGTTTTGTTTGACGGGAGATTAACAAAGGACTGCTCAATAATTGAGACAAGAGACAAAAAATATTTAGGGTTTGATTTGGCCGTCAATACTAAAAATGATTCTTTTTTTGTTAATTGTCTTGGTGATTATGACCGTTTTGAGAAAATGACTGACCTGAAAAAGGGAGACCGGGTTATAATCGACGGAGTTTTATTGGTTAAGAAAAAGGAACAATATACAAATTTAAACGTTTGGCTCGACGACGTACATAAGCTTTTTACAAGAAAAGAAACTGAAAAGGGTGAGTAATCACCCTTTTCTATTAAGGAGGAATTTACTGTGCCTAAAATGACACGGGAGCGCCGCTTACTTATGGTTGAGTTAGAGGACTACCCCAAAGATTTAGTCTCTAAATTTTTTGCCGCTACCCGGAATTGGTCTAACCGGGATGCACGCAGACTTGCCTATGTGCAGGCTGTAAAAGATTACCAAAAGGAACTTGAAAATTACTATGGCGAGCAATGGCCTTTTGTTGTTTCTGAGCGCTATAATGATGTGACATTAACCGAACGTATGTTCGCTTTTCCTAAGGAAACCTTTGTCTTGAAACAGGAAGACAGAGCTGAACGCATAAAAGAACGTGAAGAACAATTCCAGGCTAATTATGTTAAAGCGTTGGTCAATACTGGAAATTATGACCTTGCGCAAAAAGTTGCTGAGTTAAAGAAACGGGACTGGCTCAACTTTTCTTTTTTGTCGCCTGCGATAGAATATATTTATTGGCCGGTTGAAACGCCGGAGGAAGATATTGACGAATATAACGAGCTGACACGCAGAGATGTTGAAGATGTTTTAAATGAAATAAAGAGGAAATATAATGTATGATGAATATTATATTGCCGACTTTGAGACCTCCAATAACTGGGAAGCAGGCCTTAAACCACAGGACTGTAACGCGTGGGTTTGGCTGTGGACTATGACAGAAATTGGGAACCTAGATATTGACGGGGTTATGTTTGGAAGCGATATAACCTCTTTTTTAGCTAAATGTGACGAATTGTCACAAGACGGCGAGATAGTCGTTTTCTTTCACAATCTAAAATATGACGGCTCTTACCTGCTTAATAATTTACCCCTAGCCGAAGTTGAAACGGTTATTGATGGTTTTGGGCGGTTTTATGAGATAAAATATAAAAATATTCGTTTTTGGGACAGCTTAAAGAAGATAAATAGCTCCGTTTTGCAAATTGGGAGAGACTTCAAAACTCAATATCAAAAAATAGAAGATTTTGATTATAGTAACCGAACGTTGGATTACACTCCTACGGAAGATGATATTTTATACGCAAAGCATGACGTGCTGGTGATGTCTGAGGCTCTGGCTGAATTGTTTAAAAATGGAATGAAAGGTATGACCGTTTCCGGAGATGCTTTCAAGCTTGCTAAAAATTCCGTTGGGTGGAAAACGTTTGAGCGGCTGTTCCCTTGTTCTAATGAGTTGGACAGGCTTATACGTCCCTCTTATTTTGGCGGATGGGTGTATCTCAACCCCAAATACGCTGAGAAGAAAATACAGAATTTCTTTATTTATGATGTAAACAGTGAATATCCTGCTGTGTGCGTTAACGAACCGTTACCATATGGAAAGCCAAAATTTGTTGATGAAATTCCTAAAGGCTTATTTATAATTAAGTTTAAGGGAACGGCAAAACTTAAAGAAAGTGTTTTCCCTTTTGTTAGCATGAAAGGTAATTTCCGTTATTGCCAAACCGACTTGCTGACCGAAACCGACGGGCTGGAGAGCTTTACAATGACGTCTGTGGACTATTATGCTTTTTTAGAGTATTATAATGTTGAAATATATAAGATAGATTGGATTTTGTCGTTTAAAAGCAGAAAAGGTATTTTTAAAGAATTTATAGAAATTAACTACGAAATAAAAAACAACTCTGTAGGTGCGGCTAAGGCTGTTGCTAAGCTCAAAATGAATAGTTTTACTGGTCGTATGGCCATGAATCCTGAAAGGAAAAATAAAGTGCCGTCTATTGAGGACGATATATTAAAATTCAGAGAGGGTGACTTAGATGTGGTTGATAGCATTTATCCTGCTTTTACTGCTTTTATTACCGCTTACGGGCGGCGGTATGTCCATGATTTGGCTTGTAGCCTGGGCGATAATTTTATTTATTCTGACACTGATAGTATCCATACATTTCAGCAACTACCCTCCGAAAAAATAGATGAAATAGCATTGGGTAAGTTTAAGGAAGAAAACGTTTGCAAGAGTGGGTTATATTTACGTCCTAAGACCTATATGTACACAAACAACAAAGGTCAAACAAAGGTCAAATGTGCGGGGCTTCCTATAAAAGGTAAGCAATTAATTACTTATGATAATTTTAAACCCGGCCTTGTCCTCGAAGATGTTAAGAATCAGGCGAAACAGGCTAGGGGTGGAATAATCCTTGTGCCTGGACCGTTTAAAATAAGGGTATAAACTAAAAAGGCTCCGGCAGGTGGAACCTCTTTAGCGATTAGGAGATAAACTGTATGCACTTTCGTGTTACTGTCTACTCTTATATTATACCACACCTTTATTCCGTTG